CCAAACGTACACGCCTTGCGGTTGCCAGAGTAGCTGCTGTTCTCAGTCCAACCAGCGTGAGAAGCCAATGTATCGCCGCCAGAGAACGTAGTAGTTGCGGATGTACCGTTAACCAGACCGATGTACCAAGCAGCCGTGTAAGCAGCGCCAGTGAAGAACTGCGTGTTCATGTTTTGCAAACCGACGTTAACGACGAGGTTGGGGGCAATCTCAACCCACTTTTCGTTACCATTCATGTCATAGCAAGTGGTCGTAAACACACCGCCAGCGGACATACCTTCAACAAAACCTGTCTTGCGTGCAGTAACACCTGTCACGGTTTCGCTAGACTTTGAATTTTCAAGACTCATGATTACTCCTTAGTTAATCTGAATTAACGCACTAGACGATGTATCCGGTGGCAAAAGCACAGAAAACGTATTGTTTGCTGTTTGAATCTTATCCGACCCAAAATCCAACACCGCTATTGACGCATTACTTTTGGTGGAGTTGTATATCAACGCCCCCCTAGTAGTAATTTGTATTGAGTTCCAAACTACATTACTAAAACTTACATACACAATTCCATTGCTAGTTGAGTTAACAGTTACGTTAGAAAGCGATTGCCCCCCAGCCGTGTACCCTGCCCCACTAGACTCATACGTAGTAGTATATGCGGTTGTTTCTGGACCTAAAGTAGCTAAACCAGTATAAAGCGCCATGTATAAAGTATCGGACGCAAGGTTTTGCGTGCCGTTTACCATGTTTACCTTAAAACTGGTAGTTAATCCTTGTTGTATCGCCATTAGGTCACCGGTATCCTAACTTGACCAGAGCGGTACGCATCCTGACGTTCCAGACCATCGCCAAGACGTTTAGCTTCCAATAAAGCTTCATTGTACTTAGCTTCTACGTTAGCAATCAAATCTTGTTCGCCCTTCATAAACAAATACGCCTCGCGCAACGAACCATATAACAGCACGGGGTCGTAGTTGTCACCTAGCCAGCTTGTACCAGCAGTCACAATAGACTGAGGGTAGTAGTAATAATGCAATTCTGCCGTATACGATGCGTTTGGCGTTGGGCCAAGAATAAAAACTAATTCGTTTGTAGTTACGTTACTACTTACCGCAGGGCCAAAAATAGCGTAGTACGCTGGTAAACCGGTGTCGGCGGGCGTTGGATAAGCTTCACGAATAAAGTTTACATCTTTGTTTAGCAGGTAATAATACCTCTCCGTTGCCGTGCCGTAGTTCTCAATAACCGCCATTGAATACACAGACAGAAAGTCCACCGGACAGGGCAAATACTTATTCCCCGAACTCAATACGCCCGTTTTGTTGGCACGTAATGACGGGAACTGAACCGCATTGTAAATCCGCGTTTCCGCCTGTTGGATAAACGTGTTTAACTGATCGGAGCTAGGGATAACAACTTCGTTTGTGTTGTCCGTACTCGTAAAAGCCGTAGTTGCAAAATCGTTTTCGCAGTACGACTTGATCGTATTAAACAGAGTCGTGTAGTTCATTGTTAACTTATTCCTAGCTCACTGTAAACTTACGCCATTGGCCCACGGCACATTGTGCCTTTGGTAGCTGCGCCAGCGCCGCGCATTTTAATGCCGCTAGTTTTAGTTTCAGGGTAATTACCCTTACTAATGCCACCAAGAGACGGATTCATCTCGCGCATGACTTCGGCACCGGATTTGCGTGGCTCTTCAGTAAGTGCTTTACCGTCCATAGTGTGTGGTTCTGCGTACACAGCGGCGGAGCCTACTTCTTTGCCACCTTGTTTTTGCGAAAACTTAGCCATTATTTGCTCCTTGAAGAACCACGCTGATTCATAACACGAGCCATGTTGCGACCAACTTTACGCATAGCTTCGCCTGTGACGCCGCCTTTTTTCATGCCGTGCATTTTCTTTTCGTGGGTCTTTACTTCGCTCTTAGCAATGCCACGTACTTGTTTGGTATCCATGTTTTTACCCCTAATTTATAGTTACGTTAGAAACCACTGTTTTGGCTACCAAGTTATTTGGTGTTAGCCCGGCATCATTAGCCCGTGCCCCACCCACCGGGTTCCAACCCCATTGAAATACTCTACTACCTTCTCCCGGGTACCCATCTTCAGTTTCTAACGTCCCAGCAGTAATACTTGTCTGAACTCCTGTGTAACCAGACTGTGTATAGCTAAGGTCTGGTCTTGGTTCCCGTACAGCTTGCGGATCATTTACCGGGTAAAGTCCTAACGACAACTGCGGCTGATCCGGTTCCCAACATGTCGGGCACACTTTAATCTTGACGTTTTTTGTCTTAATTGTCAGCGTACGCAATTCTTTCAGCATATATCTAAAAGCGCAACGATCACACTCGGCAATTGCAAATTTACCTGATGAGTATTTACTTGGCATACATCACCTGTAAAACGTCATGCGCGGCACAAAACGATCAGGAGCTTTTTCCCGATCTTCGCCCGCCGCTAAATCCCAAGCCTCGTCGTATTGCGCTTTCAATATAGGTAGCTTTTGCTCCGCGCCCGCAAGCTTTGTGGCTAGCATATACGACAGCCCTGCAACCAAAGCATTTTGGAAACGAAACGGAATATCTTCTACGTTAATACCATTACCTGCGTCCACCATTCTGCGTAAACGCCAGTAAACAAAATAATAATACGGGGTTTCTGTCGTACCCTGATCTGGAGAAGGCCAGACATTTATCTGTGGGTGTGCGGCAATTGCTGCATCTGACCCCGCCTTTTGTCCAGATCGCCTATCAATCCAAACTTGAATCGGACGACCTTGGGTAAGTTTGTTTGGGATTGTAGAGTAGGTAGATACGCTAATACGGCTGATATTTATGTCTGTTTGGTTTGCAACAGAACCCGGATACGTACGGATAACCTGTTCAATAAGATCAACAGTATCGTCAGGAAGGTCATACTTATATACCCCCTGAACTAGCGGTATAGTGCCTTGTTCAACAGTCCACAGGTTAATCCCTCGATTAGCCCATTCACCCAGCAAAAAATTTAAACTTCTACGGGCTGTACGAAAGTTATAGCCGGTACGCAACTCCAAACCACAACGCTCAAAAGCCTCTTCAATAAGGTCATTAAGAGTTGGGTTAAACTCGGTAGTTACCGTGGTATATGCCATTACTTCTTCCTACGGGCCGCCCGCATGTTGTCAACCAAGTTTGGGTAAGGTCTACCCGCTGCTTTAGCTTTAGCTTTAGCAGAAGCTTTTTGAACAGCAGTTAGCACAGATGGCTTACCCAATTCTTTAGGGCGCGGTCTATCCCAAACGGGTTTAACTGACCCACCTTTTTTATATTCGGTGAAGTCAGTATCGTCCCGACGGGCAGTCTTCTTACCCTTTGGCATTTTGGACGGGCTAATATCTCCCATACCGCGTGACGCCATCATTAGCAATACCCGCCTTTGCTCATCTTTTTGTTACCAGCCATCGTAACCATCTTGCCTTTGGTTTTGCCTTTAACAGCAACACCATCACGGCTAGGGGCAGCGGTCTTTACTTTACCCATTGACGTCATACCGCCAGAAGCCATTTTTTTCATGCCCCCGTTTTTCATACCCATACCCATGCCGGAACCCATACCAGACATTTCGGCTTCTTCATGTTTAATCATTGATTTAGGAGCGCCTTTTTTCTTCATAAAAGACACTTCTTTCTTCATCATTTTCTTTGGCTCAGCCATACCACCCCCTTTAAAGTTTTTACCCTTATCCGCCGCAGCGAAATCCTTACCCACAGACTGCTTAATACCAACCTTTTTAGCAAAAGCGGGATTGTGGGCAACCGCTTCCATTAGGTTATGCTGCTTTTTACTAACGCTAGGCACGCGTCTTACCTTTTACAGCGCAGCCATCTGCGCGAGCGGAAGCTGATTTAATTGAGCCGCCTTTAGCTTTCTTTTTTGCTGGTTGCCCCGGTTGACCCGGTTGCGCTGAACCCATGTCGTCATCAACAGGTGGTTTCATACCTTCTTTAAAAGTACTAGCTAACTTCTTAGTATTACCCCGTGGAGGTTTAACCCCTTCTGGCGGATTTTTCATCTCATCCATTAAGTCTTGGTCAGTGGGGTTTAATTTATACTTGGTTGCCATCACTTACCCTCTTTGCGCAATAAGTTGGTCAATTTTTGCTTCCAGTTTGTTAAAGCGTTGGTCAATATGAGTTGTAATGCGGTCAACTTCTGCATTAGTGACGTTATCACGAGCTACTTCTACGCGGGTGTCATTAAGAAGTTTTTCTACAGTATCAAGCTTTTTAATCTTTTCAACGGCAACAAAACCTACAACCGATAGCAACACAGTTAAGCCTATGTTCCATATAGTCATTAATTCACCGGTTAACATTTCCACGCCCTCAATGACTTGTTAATACGACTGTTCGGGTCGTTCGCGGTTTTGGGAGAAGTGAGCTTCTTTTTCATCCCTTTCATACGCGCACAGAAGGAGTCCCGTCTTGAACCGCCTTCCGGTTGGGGGGCTTTTAACCCCGGCTTCCCCGGATTGGCCTTGTTGTAGGAGGCGCGGCCTTTGGCATTCAAACCGCCCTTCTCGGACTTGCCCTCTTTTCTCTGCCATGCTGGAGTCTTAGCCATAGAACACCGTTGCAACTGAGATGTTACTCAAATAAGCATACACAGTTTGTTTAGCCAAAATACCTTCGCCCGGTAGCAAAAAGTAATTCTGGAACGTATCGTTAGCAGAAGTCTCAAACGTCACTAACCAAGTACCATTAGTTACATAAGCGCATGATGTTCCCGCCGAAACATTTGTATTGTTTGGGCTTGTAATAGAAAACGAATTAACATTTCCATAGGTAATATTGTAATTACCCGAAAAACCTGCTCCGCCAATTCCATCAGTAAAACTAATACCAATCTGTTGGCCATTAGATAAACCATGACTATTGCTAGTTATGGTTATCGTATTGTTGGATTGACCATACGTAGCCTGTACAGGAGCAGTTAACGTGCTAAAAAGGTCAAACTGTCCAGCGTTT